TTATTTTTATTGTTTTACGTTTTGTTTTTTGCTTTTCTTCGTTAAGCATAGTGCAATATATGTAAATATAAGTTATCCACCAAACACATTGATAACTTTTTTTATTTAATAATCAGTAATTATTTCTTGTATCAAGTTTTTAAGTCTATTGATTATCTTCTCATCTTTTAATTTTTCCATTATTTCTTCGTACTCTTTAACCTCTGGTTGCAAATTATGTATTTCAATCTGTTTTAATTCTGTGGCAAATAGATAATAACTTTCCTCCAGACTTATTTTAAGATTGCGTATTATGTTATCAATAGACAATTTATAGTTTCCCTCTGTTCTAATTATTTCGCTCTTAAAATAGCCTATAAACAATTTTGCGAATAGTAAATTTTTATCAATGATTGGATCTTGTATTTTATTATAATATTTTATAATATTTTTTAAAGCTATCTCGTCTTGTACATTCATTTTTCTGCCAACGTTTCTAGCAGTCATTAATTGGTTTATGTCTTGTCTTGTCATTATGTAAACATTGTTTTTAAATTATCTTCAATTTTGTCCTCGCTTATATATGGTAGCCAATCATTATTTATTCTAATTGTAAAATCTTCAAATTTCATATCGCCTCTTGACCTTTTACATTTTACGCTTGAAAATTCTCCCTCGTCTTTTACCAAAATTACATTTTCGCATTTTTGCTGGAGCATAGTTCCTAAATGACCTCTTGACTTTTGTGTATTTGGGTTTACGTGAACAACTCCAGAAATATGGCATTTGGTTAAACTACTGTATTTCATAAGTAAACCTATAAATTCGGAGCATTCGTGCTGACTGTTAAAGTCTTTTATAAAATCTACAAATCCGTCCAGCATAACAAAACCTAACTCGTCTTTATATTCGCTCTCCATAAATAAATAATGTAGCAATTCAAGTCTTTCGTCAATAGTTTTTTCTCTCCACTTAAACATTTTATAAACAGTTGGAAATCCTCCAGCCATTTCTGGCACTCTTTTACCATTTAACCAAACGTCATAAGCTGACTGCTCCGTATCTATTGAAAATATATATTTATTTGGGTTTAAATGTCCAACTAATAAGTCATTAGTATAATTATTTGATCTACCTCCAACGATTGATGCCTCAATTAAACTCTTTAAAAATGATTTTCGGCTTTTTTCTTCTCCCATTATCATTGATAAGTTGCCCTCGCTCATAACTTTTATTGGATTGTTGTTATAATTGTTACGTCCACAACTTAAAATAATTGGAGGCTTTTTAATCTTCTCGTTTAGATTTACAATAGTGTTTTCAAAATCTAAAGCTGGTGTTTTCTTCTGATAGTCTATTTCGTAATTATCGATTATTTGTTTTGTCATATAATTGGGTTTTTGATTTGTATGCTGAATAATATTTTTGGAAACTTTCTTCCTTTAAAAAATGGTCTGGTGTTTCTAGTGTGATTGGTAATTTGTTTTTTTGCATATAAAAGCCTTTTAAGGCTTCAATAATGTTTTGTTTGCCGTAAGATATACAAAGTTTTTTAAATGCCTTGTGTTGATGCTCTGCTAATTTTAAAATATATGATTTTGGACTTAATTCTTTCCAATGTTTTAAAAACTCTTTTTCGCTATAACCCTCTTTACCATATTTTATTTCGTGAACATCTATTGTTTCAAAATCTGGCTCTTGATATATATATATATTATTATTATTTATACTATTATCTTTAAAGTTTTCTTTTATACCCTCTATAATAATTGTTATATACCTATTAAGGATTTCTTTACTACCCTCTTTATAAATAATTTCTCTGTTTACATAGCCATATTTAACTAAATTACTTATCCAGTTGCTTATGCTTTGAGGCGTTACGTCATATAACTTTGCAAAATAACTATTGGAGGCAAAACATTTGCCAGTTTTGTTGGTCAATGCAGTTATTTCAGCGTATAAAATCTTCTCATTAGGTTTTAGTCTGTTGTCGTATCTTACCTTTGCTGGTAAAATAGCATAGTAGTTTGGTGTTTCATTCATTTGTTTTGTTTGTTAAAATTTCTTTACAAAGTAAATAAGGTATTTTTGACCTATTATAATTATCTTTTAATCCTTGTGTTCCAGTTCTTGCTCCTCTTGGTGCTTCTTCGTGGTGGCATTTAATATTTCCATTAAAACATTTAGATCTTGGTTTCCAACCTTTAGGATTGAACAAAGGATTATAAATATTATTACTCCAAATGTCAGTTGGTTTTGCTCTTTTATCTCCATATTTACAATACCATACTGTTGTTCTTGGAATACCTTTTACAACATTTAATTTTCTTAATTTACCTCTTGGATTTTCAATATAAAAAAATAATTTTGGATTTATGTTTAAAAAATAATTTATAATTTTTAAAGTTGAGTTTACATATTTAACTCCTTTTAATGCGTTATCTGATTTTGGAGTATGATTTTTATTCCAATGTTTACCAATACTTGCAACCGAAAAATAAGTGCAAGGAGGAGACGCCCAAATTATATCTGGAGTAAAAGGCACTTTTAAAACATCAAAGCTATTAATATCAGTAACATAGTCAATTTTATCAAATGCATTAATATCAGAAGAAAAAACATTATAATTTAATTTATCGCATACTTTTCCAATACTTCTGCTACCAGCAAAAAGTTCCAGTACATTCATTTGTTTTGTTTAAAAATCGAGCGTTAAAGTTACAATAAATAAATAAATAGATATTGTTGTATAATTAAATTCTTCAGTTGGCTGGATAACTTCCCACCCTACCGAAAATCTATCGTGAGGAAAATGAAATTGTATTGTTAGTTCCCAATTCATTATAAAACTCCTCTTGCATCTGCGACATTATTGCCACAATTTATGACTTCTCCCTTTTGATTTTGCTTTTTCCATTTAAGGCTTTTTAAAAACAATCCAGCTCTTTCGTCATAATCAATTTTTTGCTCTTTGGTTAATGTTCTATATTCTTTCTCGTTTTTAGTTAAGCCTCCAGACATACTATTAACAATTCTTTCAAGTTCTGCAACATTATCTAATTGCTTATTTAATTGGTTTGTTAATCTTTGAATTTCAATGCTCTCCTCGTCTGTAAAGTCTATAACTTCTGTATTATAAAGAGCCATATATTTTTTATATAAGTTTCTGTATCTCTCCAAACTCATCATATATTCAAAAGTATTATTTCTTGAATGTATAATAGTTGAATGGTCTCTGTCAACAACTTTAGCGATTTTTATAGTACTTTCACTTGTAAGATCTAAAGCAAGTTTATAAAATAATACTCTAAATAAAACTATTGGTCTGTGCCTTTTTCTTGTTGCAATATCAATTCCAGCCTCTTGGTCTAAATGATTTTTAATATTTATTAATGTCTTGTTCATATTTAATTATTTGATTGTTTAAATGTTTTAGTAATTCTTCTTTTTCAAATTTATGCAATTTACTTATACTATTTGCTTTTAAAGTAAGATTATCTATATAATCAGTTCCTTTGTAATTTTCCAGCCATTTAACAAACTCCAATGGCGTCTTGTGTGCTGAAAATGTACTGCTAAAAGTATGATGTCCAACGCATAAGCAAATACCATTTTTTACGTCCCAACGAACGCTCCTTTTACTTCTCGAATAAATGTGATGCGAGTTTAAATAAGTTGTTTTGCCACAATACTCGCACTTATTACCAGCTATTAATTTGACTAATTTACTCCAAGCGATGTCCAGTTTTCCGTCAACTCCTTTAAGTTTTTTCATTAATTCATTTTTAATTCTAAATGCATTGATATTGCAACGTTTTTCGATGCGTCCATTATCTTACGACACATATAAAGCTCTGGAACAACTTGCTCTGCATATTTTTGCTTTTGAGCGTTTACAGTCGATTTATGCAAGTGATATTCAGCGTTAAATTTCTGGTGGTATTCAACTTGCTTTTGTGCCAGAAAAAACATATTAGTACTTAATACTCTTTGCATTAAATTTAAGTCTTTATATTCTCCACTTTCGTAAGTTGAAACCACTTTTGTAATATTTTCTAAAATCTCCTCAAGGCTTTTCATTTTATAATATTTTTTATTTGTTTAACATCGACAGTTCCATATCTTTTATGTACGCCTCGCAAATAAACTTCTGCGTTATCAATCTCCTCTTGATTATTAGAGTATAAATAAACTCTTAATTGATCTTGTATTTCTGTTAGTTCTGTTTTCATTTGTTTATTTTTTAAATTCTTCTGACTCATCTTCGCCAAAAATTCCTAATTCGTATAAATTACATATCTGCAAAACGGCTCTTGAGAAAGCTCTCTTTTCTGCCATTTCACATATATACCAACTGGAGGTGTTTCCAGTTTCAACATATTTCTTGGTTTCTTCATTCCAAGTCTTTTTTCCATACTTTGCCGAGCCAAATGTTTCTATTTGCTCCTCTCCCTTAATTGCAGTCGCTTTAACAACGCAAAACTCTGGAGTTGATGTTATGGCGTCATATTTTATTTTAATGTCCTCTAACGCACTTATTTTAGATATTCCACTTCTGGTAATTATTAAATAATGTTTGTGCTGGAATACATCGTCTTTCGTTAAATTATAACGCTTATACATTTCTGCTACTTTTTCTCTGTTCATTTTGTTTATATTAAATTGTTAGTTTCAAGAATTGCCTTTAATTCTTCGATTTTGTTTTGCAAGGCTTCAATGCGATATTGTTGTTCTGTCAATACTGCGTCAGTTGTCTGATTGCTAAAATTTGTTTTTACCATTTGTTTTGTTTTATAAATTCTAATGCTTTTACTTTTGTTTTAAATGATTTGATTTCCATTTCTTCATGCGATGAATACCAAGCCAATGTAAAACTTGTATTAGTGTCGTTTGTAAATAATTTAAGTTTTTTCATTTTGTTTTGTTTTTAAGATTAATAAATTATTCCAGCGTCCATATACATTTGGACTTTTTCATTACTTGCTACATAACTTGCTTTTCCGTTACTTGGCTCTGCAAATACTAAAGTAAATGCATTATAAGTTCCACAAATAACAAGAGTACTTTTTAGTTTTACATTTACTGTCCAGTAATCGTTTTTTTCTTCTATTGACAATATCTCTCCTTTTCGTTGAAATATAGTTTCAATGTACTGCTCTTTGCTTAATTCAATTGGTTTAATCATTTTGTTTTGTTTTTAAGGTTATTAATGGGAGGCTTTTACACCTCCCTTTTTTTTACTTTTTTTTGCCAAACATTTTGTTTAATACTTTTACCAATTCTTTATTGGCTTTAATTGTGTTTGGGTTTTCAAGGTAACTTTTTGGTGGTTTCATTTTGTTTTGTTTTAAATTAATAATACGGCAATTTACAACTAAAATAGTTATACACCAAATGTATTAATAACTTTTTTGAAGAAAAATAAAAAAACTACTCGAAAATGTGAGTTAATCTCGCAATTTGACCATATTGCTTATGGTGGATAAACGCCTCAACGCCCTCAACTGCTCCAGTATATCCGTTTCTGTGATGCCAACTGTCAGAAGTGCTTGGAGATCTTAAACTTTCTACTGTGCAACCTATAAAATCCTTGCTTGTTTTGTGGTGTATGTGATGCGTGTAAAAATAACGCTTTTTGCAGTTACTCCAATCGTTACTTTCGTGAGCCATTAAATTAGGTAAGTCTCCAATTTTTGCTCCGTCTCCGTGAGTAGTACCAATCAAATTATTATGATAGGTAAAATATTTTCTGTGAGCAATGCCAGTATCAAAAGTGATATTCTTGCAATGTCTAAAATGGCTCTCAATAGTTTGTGACAACATAAAGCCACTTATATAATCGTGATTACTTGGATTAAATGTAAAATGTACGTCAGCTATTGATATTAATATCTCCAAAACATCGACATATAGCTTTTTAGCCATTAAGAAATTTTCATACCACATTCCGTCCGTATCTTGAGGAGTTCCAGAAGTAGTTTTTCGATGTGGCGTATCAATATGTAAAATATCGTTTCCTCCAATGAAATTAATCTTATCTATATCAAAACCATTGGAAGATTTTAAAACGCCTCTTACACCTCTTAAAACTCGTTTAACGGCTATCTGGGAGTTATACTCTTGACCAGTTTCTAATCTGGTGCATAATTTTCCAATATGAATGTCTGCTGGATCTAAAACCATTAAGTGACCAGCTTTAGATTTTTCTCTTTTTATTTCTGGATATTGTGGAGAGTAGTTGTCTAATTCTTTGATTAGATCTTCAACAAATTTATTTCTCTTTATTGATTGAAAATTTGGGTTTTTTACAAATAGACTTGCATTATCGCTTTTAAGCCAAGCGTGTTTTACATCGTCAATATGTACTCCACTTTGTTCGGCTACTTCTTTTAGTCCTCGATACTCATTAATAATATCGACTTCATCTTGTTTTAATCTTAATCTTGTTGTGTTCCTATTTTGCTCTGACATAATAAATTGTTAGCCAACAATATACAAAATTATTTTTTCTTTTTCTTTGACTTGTTATTTTCTTTGATTAGATAGTACCAACGTGAAATTGTATATCCAAGTATTACAACTCCAGTAAGTGTTGCAATAAAGGTGTTAAATCCACTTAAATTTATATATAAACCCAACGTGCCGAGTATAGCCATTTTAATATCTGTAATATTCATTTTATATTTTTTTTCTTTAATCACTTTTTTTAATTGTTTTCATAACCTTTTCAATGCCTCTACTTCCAAAATAAAAGATAGTCATTGTGCCAAATAAAGATTGTATGACTGGAATGTATAATGGATTTACTTTAAAGCTACCAATATTGCCGTCAAAAAATACCATTGAAAGAAACATAATAAACATACAACCATAGGTTACTGGTCTTATAAGTCTTGTAATTGTATGCTCATTGTCGATTTTTAGCCTCTTGGTCATTTCGACCATTTCAATCATATCATTTTCCATTTCAAGTAGCAACAACTCTTTGTCTGGATTTGAAAGATTTTTGTCACTTCTAATCGCATTCCCTAATTTTGATAAACCTTGTACGCCAGTAATTTCTCCAGCAAGATCTAAAAGTTCTGGAGCAACCTTTTTTCCAGTCATCGCTAACCAACGCAAAGCATTTCCAACATTAGTTCCTTTGCCTCCGTTTTTTATTAATTTAGGGTTTTTATTTTCCATTACTTGACATAATCATTGCAATTATTATCATTGATAACAATACTGTTGCTAATAAAATTTTACTCCTCAAAATCGTCTGGGTTTGGTGGCAATGGCTCTTCATCTTCTTCATCTTCTGGCTCTGGATAAGGATTTATTCCGTTTTCAATTAAAACTTCTGCCCAATCCTCCTCGTTATCAAAAGTTGTTAAAACTGGTTGCCCAGTTGTCATTGTTTCGTCTGGAGTAACGTCTCCCCAACTCATAATAACATCTTCGTCATTGTAAGTTATAAACCATTTTCTTTCCGTTGGAAAATCTATTGAATTTGCCATAATTATTTTTTTATACTAATCCTCCGTCTGTTATTGTCCAGCCTCTTGAAATTAAAACATTTCGTCTGGATTGTCCACTTACTGAATATTTAATTGTTCCCATTCCTAAAGTCACATTTAATTGACCTCCATTTACACAAGCCTCTAATAAATTATCATAATTAGTAGCACTAAATTGCAAGTGTGTTCTTTGGCTCATAAAACTTGCCATATTAGTAATAGAAGATAAGTCCCAATTTGATAAATCTTGGTCAAATGTATTACAAGCTTGAAACATACTTTCCATATTCGTAACATTCCCAACGTCCCAACTTCCTATTGGTTGGTCAAAATTATTACAACTATAAAACATTCGATACATATTTGTTGCACTTGAAGTATTCCAACTGCTTATATTTTGATTAAAAGCATCTGCATTATAAAAAGTTTTGTCAAAATTATCAACATTAGAAGTATTCCAACTGGATATATCACGATTAAAAAGGTAACAAGTTGAAAACATATCTTTCATAGTTGTAACAAGTCCAGTATCAAAACCAGTTATATCTGCATTAAAATCATTATTGCCTTTAAACATAGATTGCATATTTGTAGCACTTGAAGTATTCCAATTTGTTAAGTCTTGGTTAAATGAAACGCCACTTACATTATGAATGTCAACAAAGAAATTTTGAAAATTTTGGTTACTACTTACATCTAATGTGTTAATACTTGAATTATTAAATTTTGTTCTGCCTAAAAAATTATCCATTCTTGTAAGTGTGCTTGTGTCCATTCCAGTTAAATCTCCGTTAAATTGTTGAGAATTATAAAAAAGAGAATATCCGTTACTCGTTGCACTTGTTAAATCCCAAGGAGCGTCACTATTAAAATATAAGAACATACCAGCAAAAGATTGATTTACTCTTGTAGCATTTGATAAGTCCCAACCACTCGCATCAAAATTTAAAGCATAACAATTATAAAACATATAAGAAATATTTAAGCAATTGCTCATATCCCAATTACTCAAATCTCCAGTAAATTGTTGGCAATTCATAAACGCCCAAAAAGGATTTGGTACATTTGTCCAATCCCAATTTTCTATATGCTGGAAAGTAATCATATTAGTATTATTGTAAAACATAAAACCTTGATCTCCACTATTCATAATTGGCGTATCTCTACAATTCGGTCCTCCTATAAGATTTGAACATTGTCGCATTCTTAAAGTAGAAAACGTATAAGTTCCAAAGCCTAAAACTTCTTTTAATTTATCCCTTGATGTAGTGTTTGACTGGGTGTCGAAATGAGAACATTCTCCGTCAATTATTATATTATAATCTCCAGCCGTTGCGTAAGTATGTATTCTATTTGCGTAAGTATTTGCAACTGGAGTACTTCCGTCTCCCCAATCAATAGTACCAGAATAAGTGCCGTTAGACTTATAAGGCAATTCAATATCTTCATTTACACTTGTAGTTGTCCAACGAGTTTCAAAGGCTCCAGCTACTGGTGGCACAACATATCTGTAAGAATTTACTAAATTCATAATATTATTTTTATTTTATATACAAACTCTATCATTATAAACCATTGTTGCCTTTAAACCAGCTCCAGCAACTGTACTTCCTACTTGTGTTATTCTAACTTGAAATTCATCGCCAATTGCTAAACTAAAATTACTCCCTCCAATAATTGCTTGTTGTGTTGTTGCAGTTGCAGTCAATTTTTCTCCAGCATCAATCGTTGGTGGAGTAGTATAAACAGTTGTTCCGTTTTTTCTAACATCAAATCCTAAAGTTGAGCCAGTTGGAGCAGTAGTTACTGAAAATTCAACGGCTGAAGCTAAAGGATAAGCTCTATTGCAAATCATTGTAAAAACTATTCCAACTGCCAAATCAGTATCTTCATCGCTACAAGCAAAATCAAAATAATCTGGAACAAATTCTAATTCAGTTGGATTTCCTCCAGTATCGGTATAAGCTACTTTAACGTTTTTTCCGTCTTGACAATTATAACTTGCTGGTGTATCTGTTAATCCAGTAAAAGTTGCACTATCAGACGGAGTATTTATCCAACTTAATTCGCCATTTTCGTCTGACTCTAAAATTTGATTAGTCACATTTGGCAAAGCATTTGGCAGTTGCAATGTGTAACTACTGGCTCCAGCGTGATCTCCCCCTTTTATTCCGACATAGTGAGCGTTTCCATTTTCGCAATATAATTTAAGAATACCTTGTTCAGTCGCTCCGTCTCCTAATACATTTAACGTATTCGTTACATTTACTCCGTTACTTGTTGTTGCTAATTTTAAAGCACCAGCACAATAAAGCGATGTTGCTCCTCCGTCAATTGCAATAATCATATTTGAAGTGTCAGCAGAATTGTTTAATACAAAACTACTGGCATTAATTTGTAAATTACCAACTCCAGCATCTTTTATTATACTGGCGTTACCATTGTGATAAATTTCAAGGTCTCCATCATCGCCATAAACACTTTTTACGTTATCTCCGTGAAGTGTGTTACCAGTCATTGTCCCTCCAGCCAATGGAAGAAAATTTGTTGACGTTGGAATAGTTGTATTAACCCATTCTTCATTTCCACTATCATAAGTAATAACTTGTCCGTTAACAAGAGTATTATCGTCAATAACAACATCTAATAAATCGCCTAATTGAATTGCATTTGCAATCCATTTATTAGTAGTCGTGTCCCACTTTAAGAAGTTATTTGTTTGTGGACTTGGTGCGTTTACGTCATCAATATCATTTATATTTCCTAAACTCCCAGCACGAAAATTTTGTGCCTCTTTTTGATAACTTACGTTGTTTCTAACAACGTGAATTACATCTGTATCTTGAGAATTTGTTAATGCTGGTCTTTCCGTTAATTTTTCGTTATCTAATGCCATTTTTTTTAATCGTTAAATATATAATTAGTTGCTGGAGATCCGTTAAATATGTAATTTGTATCTGGACTCTCGTTAAATATGTAATTCTTTTCTGTATCAATTATAAACTCTGGAAGTAAACTATCCATATAATACGCTTGGTTATCTTCTTTTGCAGTTATTGTAATTTGATAGCTATTAGCACTCGTCTTATCTGTTCCAGTTGTATCAGTAACAGTAGCCTCGCAACCATTGTATAAACCAAGTATTCTAATATTGCCAATTCTGTCAATAAAAATTGCTCTGTAATCTTTGTTTACCAGTTTCCATACTTCGCTCCCCTCGTACGTTTTAAGCAACTCTAAATTTAAAGTCTGTGTCCAAGTCACATTCCCTCTTTCAACGCTTGTAGACTCGCTAAAATCTGCTACTTGACTAAAATAAGTGTAAATCTGCGTTGTTGGAAACTCTACTAATTTCTGTCCTAAAGTTTTGATTTGTGATCTTGAATACTTTACAAAAGGAAACAAATAAATTGCGTCAATTCCACCTTGTAAATTTTTACAAATCCTATCTTCTATATTTGAAATATCACAATTACTCATCGCACCCTAAATTACAGTCATCTAATAAATAATCATTATACGTTTTTCTTGTATTGTAATTATTTGCGTTTCCAAAATACCAGCCTCCAATAGTTCGCATCTTTTTTTCTGCGTCAACTTCTTCTTGACAAACTTTATATTCTGGTAATGGGTTTTTACATATCCACTTTTCAAATCTGATAATATACATATCTGCTAATCCAGAATATTTTTGACTCAACATTACAATATCGTCCTTATCCATTAATTGAGTATTCTCTGGAGTATATTTAAAAGCACCTCCATTTGCTATCGTAAAAGGAGAAATTTCTATATAAGATGCTAAAGCTTGGTTTTTAGTTATTGGTTTTACATAGTTATTATACAATGTAAGGTACTTTCCAGCGAGTGTATTGTTCTCGGCATTAGTTAGTATATAATTATATAGTTCTGTGCCTAAAAGAGCCTCTATTATCGTTATTTGAGTATTAGCAATGCAGAAAACATATTTATCAATGTCAACATTACCTCCCAATATTGTGGTCTTTGCGATTTCTTGTGGTGTTACAAATAAAAACTCTGCCATTTGTCTATTTTTTATCTATTTGTTTTAATTTCTTTGACGCCCAGTTAATACCAGAAGTACCTCCCCAACCTAACCAAGCAACATAACCTTTGTCTTTCCAAGGAGTCGATTTGTTTTCAGCACTTACTTCAGCGTTTTTTTTATGTCTTTGAAATGCTGACATTCTCGCAATCGTTGAACGACTGATATTTCTGCCTTTTGCTAATTGGTTTGCACGTACCCAGCCAACTCTTGTCATTCCTTTTACTTCACTTCCGTATTTCTCTCTCCAGTCTAAAACTTTTTGAGCGTTATTCTTTGCACTATCTGGATAGTCATTATAACTTTCAAATTCAACCTCGACATCTTTCGCCAATTTTGTTGGCGTTACTCCACTATCTCTATAATTTGGCTCTAAACTCCAGTAATTATTTTTTTTCTCTGCAATTTGAGCGACTTGCTTTGGATTAGTTTCCCATTTTGCGTCTTTTCTTTCGCTTGGCTCTAATTCCAATATCATTTTAACTGCCTTTGTAACTGTTATTCTTTTATTGTTTTCTTTCAAGAAAATAACTCTTTCAAACCAATGTTTACAATTGACGCCTCCCTTAAATAGGAAAATATTATAGGAAGTATCTCCACTTGGAGCAAAGTCTGAATTAGCAGTTGACTGCTTATCCAAATCTTCTATTCTGTAAAATCTTCTGGCACTTAATACCTTTGTACAAAACTCTCTTTGATTGCTTTGACTTGGCGCTCCAGCGTATCGGTATCTTACTGCAAATAAGCTCGTATCTTGTTTGCTCTTTTTTTCTGGTGTTGCCTTTGGAGATTTTGTCATTTCCAAAAGGTAATCGTCAAGTACTGCCTCTGTCAAAGTAACCTCGTCACATCGTCTTATATCAATAGGAACATATCCGTCAAGACTTTCTTCGCCCATTTCTATAAACTCATCAATACTATCTTTTTTTTTTAGACCAATCCCAGTATTGTTCTCCTCGCTACTATCTTTTAATTCATCTTCCGTTAATGGTTTAAACATAAGATCTAAATTCATTCCAAATTGTGATATTATATGCTCAAAACTTTCAGTAATAAAATCTTTTTTAGGCTGAATTACACGTTTTACCATTTGACGCTCTGCCATATCCATTTCTTCTGCAACGCTACTAAAACCACTTGACGTGCTTAAACCAATAATACTCGGAGAAATAACTCTGTGAGCCGTCATAATCTGATTTTTAGCCTCTCCACTTAACCAATCCCATTGTTTGTGTATTGCAGAATTTTGAGGCAATGGCGTAACTGTTATTTCAACGTCAGCACCATTAAAAGATAAAATAAATTGCGATGCGTTTGGTGTTCTTGTTAGTCGATTTCTTACTTGTCTTTCAAAATCGTCTTTCTCTTGAGGCGTAAGTGATTTTCCGTTTGGTACGTTTATTATATATCCAGCACTTAAACCATTTTTAATTGAGTTTATATTTAGATTTGCGAGTTCCTCCTCAAATTCACAATAAGGCATTCCAGCCAAATAGCTTGGAGTTGCAAAATATACGTCTCCGACTGTGTATGGACTTCCAACAAAAATACTTATTGGAGCATTTGCGTCATATCCAAAAGCTGGAAATTGCTCTGGTGGGTTTTGGTTTGTTTTTCTCCAGTTTCTTGAATACCAATAACTGTCAATCTCATAATCTTCATTGCATATACTCGGCACAACCATTTGTTTTGGAATATGCTTTATACTTGAAATATCTCCTCCTTTTGTCTGAATAACTTGACAAGCAAACTCTCCAAATACTTGAAAGTCTGTAACCATTTTTCTTACGTCATTTGGTCTTAATACTGTTTGTAATTTCGCCCAATCATTAACTCCGTATCTTCCATTCTTGTAAGTTAAGCCACCTCCGTAAATTAAACTCGTATATGTTTCGTTTATTGAAGAATTTGTTGGACTTCCGTTGTTTCTATCAATGATATACTGATAAAAGCTATTATGGTGTCCATTTAAAACGTAGCCTCTGGATTTGTTTTCAACAACCTTTGGTCTTACGTAATTTGATAATGTTATTAATTTTATGTCCATATCTTAATAATAATACGCATTTTTTGTAATTAAATACTCTTGTGGCTCTTGACTTGTTGCAATACTTAAACCTCGATAAACGATCTCATCGTTACTATCTAATATTTTGATTTGGTGTTTATCACTTTCCGTAAATGTAAAATCAAAAGTGATTTCAGTATATATATCTGCATTATTGTAAGTCGCATTAGGATTGCTCGTTTCTTGAGTAGCCTCGTTGTACAAATATAGATTAATTGTATCTGTTGGATAGTATCTTGGAACAACTCTAATTGTATGCGTTAAATTGTTTGGATTTATTACCATAACTTAATAATAAAAAAAAGTGATTTTTGTTATAAAAAAAACCCTAAACATTTCTGAATAGGGTTTTGGTCAATTATTATTTATATAATTACGCTACTAATAACTCAAATGCAGTTTGTGTTGCACTATCCATTAATGGAGCCAAATCTTTAGTCGTAGCTACACCAGTTAAGGTATATCCATTCATATCGGTTTTTGCTCCTCCAGTAGTTGAAACAACTGTAAAATCCATTCCGTCATCTAACGCTAAACAATGGTAATTTCCGTTTCTGTCAACCACAACTGCTTGTGGGTATCCAGCTACTAATAAATTAAACTGTGCGTTTGTAGACGCATCAATTTTCTTTAGTGAAATTGTTAATGTTTGAGTGTTAACTTCTGTTCCAGTATTTCGGTCTCCAACTTGAGATTGTTCAAGAGTATTTAAGTCTCCCTCTAATTCAAATTTGTAAACTGCCGTTAAACCAGCATTAATTGAAGTTGCCTCTCCACTTGTAATAGTGAATGCATCTTTTAATCCATTATATAAATATAATACGGAGTTACCTCCTAATCCGTCTTTACACGAACGTAAACGTCCTTGACTAATATCACAACTCATTGTATTTTATTTTTTAAGGTTAATAATTATGCTGATGTACTTAAATACCAAACAATGTCTTGAGAACAATAGTAACCTACTGCTGCTCCATATACCAGTTTCCCTCTTATCTGTCCAGTTAATAGTCCAATGCTATCTTCGTCAACTAAAGATAATTCGTTAAAATCTGATTGTAACCCAGTAGCAAATACAACATTAGCTTTTTCAAAAACAACTATTGTATTGTCAGCCAATCCGTTTACTTCTGTTAAAGTGTAACGTCCAAAACGTACTTGCTTTGGCTCTGCGTTTCCGTCATTTGCAATTCCTTTCGATACTAAATAAAACCAGTATGATTGAAATACGTCTGGAGATACTGCAACAGTCAAATCTTTTCTTCTGATTGCAACTGGTACTGCCTCTAAAACTTTTTTAAGTTCAGCCTCAACATTTGCCTCCGTTATTGGAGCGTTTCCAGCAGTAATTCCGTTTCCGTGCTTTATAACGTTTCCGTCAGCAGCAAATTGTGCCACAAGACCTCCAAATTCTCCGTCAGTTGCTGCGTTTCCATTCCAGATGTCATTGTCAACTTGTTCAGCCGTACTATCTAATAAGTTTGTTTGAATAGCGTCTAAAATTTCAGTTGGCTCATTTGGATTTGATGCAGATGCTCCCATTTGATCTTCTGACCAAGTTTGACGAAAATCTTCTTTACATACTTGTATTGGGTTCATTATTTTTTTAATCTCCAATACTTTTTCTGACAAAGTAACTGCTCCAGCTGGAGTAAAGCCACAAGTGTAATCAGTTAAACCACTTGTATAAGCGATTTTTCTCAAGTTCAATTTGTAATTTACGTTTTCAGCTACTGTTAATAAACCTAAACGTAGTGTGTCAGCTTCTTTAAAAGCACAACCGATAATTCCACCAGCAACTTTTCCAGCGTAATTTGACGCTACTGTTACAGTGGTTGCTAAATTTACATTTTCCATTTTAAATGTTCTTTTTATTAATTAATTTTTTGCGTTGTCAATTGCTTGTCTCAAACGCCCTTTTCTTGTTAATGCCACTTTTTGAGTAGCTGGTTTTGAAACTATCGGTTTCGATGCTGGTTGATTGCTCAATTCAGTAAGTTCACTTTTTAGTTTCGCATTTTCTTCTTTTATAGAAGTCAATTCAGTCGAGAAATTGTTAAATCTTTCTTCAAGTTTAGCGTCCATATCTTCTGAATACTTAACCAAAATTGATTTGATAGAATTTATCACATCGCTATCTAACATTTCCTTTTTCTTTTTCTTTTTCATATCGTCCTCTCCACCATAGCCAAGCTCCTCTTCTTCTCCAACTTCTTTGTCTACTTCTTCGTCTCCCTCTGCTCTGATTTCCGATACTACTCCGTCATTTACTATCACTAACCCAATTTCTGTTGGATAGTCTCCGTCTGGTAAGCTAATACGCTCCTCATCGCTCATTACGAATACTGGCATACCAACTTCCAATTCTTCTCCGTCATAAGTGATAACAATTTCTCCACTTCTAACCTCTCCCATTTCAACTTTCTTTTTAGTCAAAATGTTCTCTGTAAACCAAACTTCCATTTGGCTCAATAATGATTTTTTTTCGTTTGACATTTCTTCTGTCTTTAAATTATTATTTGACATTTCAATTTCTTGCAAATCTACCATTGCATCTACTGAAAAGCCGTTTACTTTTCCAGTCTTAACGTAGTTGTTCCAAATTTCGTCATTGTCAACTTTCATTGTAGCCATCCAACTCCCTTTTGGATATTCAAAACCAAAATTTGTGGACTTATCAATTTTAGGGTTTTCTACTAACCAAGTTTCTACAAAACTAACGCCCTCGATTGACTCGTTATGTTCTAACTTGCTATTTAATTGAAATCCACTTTTTAAAAAGTTCTGTGATAATTCTTTTATTGTTTCGGCACTAAAGTAAATATTAAACTCTTGACCTCCTTGATTTCGGTAAATTAATTGGTCTGGTTGTAATACTAAACCCATAACAATACGCTCCTCTTTATCTACTTCTGCCAGTCTTATCTCTTGAGGCTTGGACATTGCAATAAAGTGTTCTTGTGTTGCTGGATCGTCTACTAATGAAATGGCGAAAACGCCTTTAGAATTTTTTTTGAAATTTGCACTATATGTTTTCATAACCTAATAATAAATAAAAAAGGTTATTGTTACACTTTTGCAAAAAAACCCCAAGCATTTTACAACACTTGAGGTTTAAAAATTAAGTCAATTCAAAAAATTACTTTGCTAATATACAAAAAAAGTTATAAACTACTATTCTCAATAATATTTCTGTCCATTTCTTGACCAGAAGTTACGTCACTTGTCACAACGTATGCTTTAACTGGTTGTTGGTTTTGGTCGTTTAGACTGTTTGCAATCTGATTGTCGGCACTTCCCTCAACTAAATTAAAACTTGGTGGTGCTGGTGCAACTCCTCCTCCTCCGAGACTAATATTTGGAGCAGTTTTTTCTACTGGCTTTGTTGCTAATATTTTTTTAACATTCATTAAACCCATAACTCCGACCGATATTGCATTTGCTACTTTCAACGCTTGACCTAATGGATCTGGAACAGTTGAAGTTGCACTCAAAGCTGCCGTTATACCTTGGTAAGTATTCATTGTTGCTTGTGCTACTGCTACTCCTTTAGACAAAGCACTCCCCTCCTCTGCAATAGCACCAAGAACATTTAAACCAGCATTTGCAATTCCAATCTTTGCATCTTCAACTGCTTTTGAGTCTGCCTCTCTTTGTTTTCCTTGCTCCTCTTCATTAACAGTTATAGCATTGTCAATTCCTTGTTTTTGATTTTTATATTGTTGTTCTGCGTCAATTCTCGCTTGTGTTCCCTCTGCATATAAAAGCCTTTTTTTCTCAATATCTTCAAGTATCAATTTATTTTCTTCGTCTAAAGCCTCTTTTTGTAGTTGTAGTTTTTTTAATGGGTCAACTTCTCTTTCTGCCTCAAATTCAGCTTGTATTTTGTTACGCTCATTTTCACTATCTGTAATTGTCTGCATTAAAGCAACCTCTTCATTTAGTAAAGCAACTCTATTAACTTCTTGTTCCGAAGTTTTACCAGTTATGTCGGCTAAAATTTGTTGTTTCTCTGCTTGTGCTTGTATTAATAATGCTTGGTTTTCTGCCGAGTCATTTCTTTGTAATTCTAAACTTGCTAATTGTATTTGTAAATCTGCATTTTTAAGCAATTCCGTTTCTTGCTCTGATAATATATTTAAAAGTTTGTCGTTAGCCTCTTGCCTTTCTTCAAGGCTTAAATTAACATTGTCTCTTATTTGTCTTTGTACTTCTTGCTCTCTTTCATATTTAGCAATCAATTTACTACTTTCTGCTTGAGCAATTATGGCATTTTCTTTGGCTTTAGAATAAGATTTTGCTTGTTCGTTTGCTGACTTTATATTTACTTTTGATAGTTCTTCTGTCGCTATTGTTGAAATATTACTAACCTCGCCTACTGCCTCACTAAAATTATTGACAATATCACTTCCAGCTTTTACAAAATCCTCTGATACTTCAACAATACTATTTTTTGTTTCTAATATATCTGCATTTAATTCTTTAATTTTTTCTGCATCTTTACCTCCAAAAAAACTATTTTCCCAAGCTAACATTGCCTCTTGAATACCTAATTTTATAGAGAAAAAAGCAAATTTTAATGGGTTTATAACAACCCCTAAAATTCCACCTAAAACTTTTCCTAAAGCATCAAAATTTTCAGAAGATTTAGAAACTGCCTCATAAGTAGTAATTAAAGCGTCTGTAATTTGACTAAATACATTTCCGATAGTACCTAAAACGATACCAATGGCGTCCATTACTTTTTTATTTCTTGAAAACGCCTCTGTCAATCCAGCTACTAATGAAACTATCAATCCAATGCCTAAAGCCTTAAAACCAACGCCAATTCCTTTTAATGCTTTTGACATTAAATTAAAACCTTTTGCAGATTTTTTAGACTCTTTAACAGTTTTAGCGAGTTCTTTATTTGCTTTTTTTCTGTCTTGAGTTACTTGTTTTAATCCAAGTTTTTCGTCTTTTAGCTTTTGAGTTGTATCTTTTATTGAGTCATTGACTTTTTTTCTACCAGCTAAATCCGTTTTACTTGTCTTTGTTAATTTCTTTTCATAATCGTTTAACTCCCTTTCAAGTTCGTTGACTAATTTTTGTTGTAAATCAAAAGATTTATTTAATTCCTCAACATTTTGTCTCGCAACATCTATATTGACCTTGACATCTATTATTTTCGTGATTGCCATATTCTCCTAATTTTTCTGTTCAACCCTTTTAACGAGGTTATCATTTCATTTTTCCCTTTTGCGATTTCGGTAAACTCTCCAGCACCATAAAAATCGTGTTGTCTTAATGTATTTATTATTTCTGCGATCATATTAGTTGGATTGTGCGATTAATGTTCTTTGTATTTCTGCTCCGTCTAAACTTAATGTTATAAATACTGATCTTGGTACTGCTCCAACATCTTGGTTAGCATCAATTTCAATATCTAATCTGTTTGGGAATTTAATCCAATGTACTGTTGGAATTGTTATCCAAGATGTCCCAAAGCCATTTGATACTAAATTTATTGTATAATTCTGCAAATTAGCTATCTCATATCGTATGGTTTGCTCATCGCTTGTTAGTTGGATTAGTTCTGGCATCTGAATTAGTATTGTATCAAAAGCGTTTATAAGTTCAAAAGTTGTATTTCCATTTAGTAAATCAATAGTAAATTTATTTATTCTATATTGATTATCTCTAATTTTTATAACGTCATTTAACTGTAAATTATTTATAATATTTAAAGGCAAATCGTTAGCCGTATAATTCCAAATTCTTCTTTTTATATTAAAAATATTACTGATATAATTTGACCAATGATTTTTATAAAGTGTATTTGTTATCAAAGTACTGTCCCAAGTCGAAAACTCGCTACCAAATAAAACAGAATAACTCGGCTGACTTAATGGAAAATCACTTGATATATTATTCATATTTCCAGCTACTTCAAAACCAACTCCGTCCTCGTCTCGCATTTTTATAGACGTAAATTGTGGCATCGTTACATTATTAATATAATGAATTATTGGAGCTGGATTAACTGGGTTTAAATCTCGGTCATAAATTCCAGCAACTTGAATGTCTTTTAAATCTCCAGTATTCTGGTCAATTAATCTTTCATAAACTGGTTGCTCAAATGGTGTTTCAACTTTTAGAGTACCTCCGTCTAATGGTTTTCCGTTTGCGTCTTTTAAATTAACTTTCTCCTCTCCGTATGGCGTATTGTTATTTTCTTTAAACTGAATAGCTAAATTAGTCGTTGGAGATACTGTCTTAAATTCGATTTCCTTTAATAACTCTCCTCTGTTGGCGTCATAGGTATCAAAATTAATATAGTTCGTTAAATCGTAGTTAACTCCCTCTTGATAGTAATTATTTAAAGTGTTAATATATAGAGTTCCGTCATCTTGAGCGATTACTACTAATTTAAACATATCAAATAAGCCTTTGAGAAAATCTATAATTTTTATCTCTGGCATATTATCTGTAAATCTAAAATTTGGCAAGGCGTTATTAGTTGCTCCACTACCTATTGCACTACCAGTTGACGTGCCATTTACAAGAGCAAACCATTCAACTTGCTCTATATCACTTGCGTTTGTAGTTATTTCAAAAAATGCAGTATAAGTTCCAGCTACTTCTGGAATAAAAGTCATATTCGTAACTGCTTTTAACTCGCTAAAACCTCCAAACTGTGCAAACCTCCAGCCATAAGTTCTATTTACATCTGCATAAACAACTCCGTTTATAATCAATTTAATGTTTATACTTCTGTAATTTACTTCTGGACTTGTTGGCAATGGACTTGGCATTACTCTTTCAGCTATAAAATTACATTTTAACTCATCTCCAGCATTTAAAGTAAAAGTACCCTCGTTTGTAGTTGTGCTTATATTTGGACTTGTTGAGGTATCAAATTCAACTTTCCTAAATAGCTGACCAACTCCCTCGGTCGCATCGTCATCGCACCATAAATATAAATTCTTAAACTCCTCTGTGTCAAAAAACTGTCTTGAGAATGATAAACCCTCCTCATCTGTTCCGTACTTTATAACAGTAAAAGTTGCCACCATATCAGTAGCCGTATATTGCTCAAATATTGGGTCTGATTGTAAACCACCAACAACAGAAGTAATTGTTAAAACTGCTCCATTTTGAATTACTCTATATGCTGGAACAAAAGCCTCTAAATATTGTCTTATTTGTAAAGCGTTTGTCGTTGGTGTTCCGAATGTAACTGGTATTTCATAAGTAACTCCATTTAAAGTTATTTTACAAAAAGAATTAAAGCTATTTGTGGTGCTGACTGTAACCTCTAATTGTACTATTTGACTTGAGCCGTATTCTTGTTCAATTGCCTCAATAATTCTTATTAGTCTTAAACTCGGTCGTAGATCTTGGTAATTAACTCCGTTGCTCGAATTACCTCCAGAAATTCCGTCCCAATCTATATTGGACATTTGCTCTGTTTCGTCAAGTGAATTATTAGAGTTATAATAATATCTTTTGCCAGAGGCTAATGTATATTTTACATCTCCAGCAAATAGGCTACTCTGTAAGCCAGTTTTTACGTTATTATAGCTAAATGTATGCGAGTAGTTATTTAAAAAGCTTAAATCCTTTAATTCATCTTCTCCCAATATATCTTTTAGCGATACAAAATTGCCAAAAAAGTTTATTGTATAACTACTAACTTTTTGATTTTTAACATTTACTTTCGCTAATCTAAAAGCACCAATTCGAAATGGCATTCCGTCAATATCAATTCTTCCGTCAACTTTTACTCTGGCATCAAACTGATTATCAATATTAGCGTTATACCAATGCTTAAATAATAAATTGTTATTCTTACTGGCTGGTACTGTAAAAGTCTTGGAATAGTCGCCTAAATTCTTTTCTATATTAGAAATATCTAAAACATTTGAAACAACTGTTGCAGACTCATCTTTAAATTGGTCAAGCTTTGTTCCACCTATGTAAATATCTGACTTCATTTTAGCTATTGTTTACCAAATTATAACTCTTTTTAAATTTAATATCGTACTGAATTAATCTATCTTTTTGACGAGTCTTATAAGTCATATTTTTACTTTCGATATTTAATGGCAAGAGATTATTATTTTCTTTATACCATATTTTCTCCGATAATAACAATTCAGTCAAAACAATATTCATTTCTTCGTCTATAAATCCAGTATTAACATCCAAACTTTCTCTGCCGTTTACGTTGTATCTTACAAATTGATGTTTGCCGTTTAATGCTTGACCTTGACTGCTTTGATATTCTTCGTCTGTTGTTGTAAAGCTCTCTGTTCTCTCTTTGAAAAAAGTATATATCTGCTCTGCTCCCTCTTTATTTTGAAAGTATATATCTAATGGCTCATATCTGCAATCCTCAACTGGATATAAAGTAACTGTTACTCCTTTAAAAGTAATGTCAATATATTCGTCTGTTGGTGCGTCTGCAATTCTTACAAATAAATATTGTACTTTTTCACTACTAAAATTTGTTGCTCCAACATTAAAGCTTGTATCTATTTCGTTATTTGGCTCACTTTTTATTGTTACAGAATTAAGTTTATTTGAAGATAATAAAGGAACAACGAACATACTTTGTCTGCTGGTTAAATATTCTATTGGTCTTATTAAAATATCATTTGCGATTGTAGTCACATTTTCGCCCTCGTCTCCCCAGCTATAAGCAAGACTCATAATATCATTTGACATTTGTTGAGGTGTAACAACGTCATTGTAATAAACCTCGTGTTCAACCCACATTTGATTGCTTCCGTCAACTATCGATGTTGTAGTTATATCCTTTGGCGTAAAATCAATATAGTCAGAAACCAATCTTGCAATATCTACTTTGTCATTTCCAGTTTCTCCAGCTACATTTTTCTTTGTAAATTGATAGGTTGCTGGTGACGGCTCCAAATTTCCGTCTCCATTCCAAACATATATTAGCATTGTGTAACTTGAACATACAACTCCGTCAACTGGATTTGTCCAAGGAGTAGTTACATAATATGGACTTAAACTCTTAATCATTTTATTGTTGTTTTTAATAAATTTTCTACTGTCAAACCATAAATTTCGACAACCTCATCTGGTAGTTTTTTAAATTGATCTTCGAAAGGCTTTGTTAAAAAATTGGTTGTTTCAATTCCAGTATGATAAACAGATTTTGCCAATGCAAACATTAATCCTTTTCGTGTTGTAAATTGACCTTTTTTATTTCTTGGTGCTAATCCTTTTCTTACTGACCAATTACTAAAAACTCTTGTCGGTGGCATTTTATCTCTGTATCTATATTTGTTATTCGTTACCCTTTTAACTTTCCATTTTTCGCCTTTAACTATTGTCTTTTTACCATTTACATACTCTGTCTTATCTGCCTTTTTTCCTCCGACTCCTTTAACTCCATAATTAACATAAGTCCAATAATCTTCTGCATATATATTAAATTGAAAACTATTTGGACTGACAATTACTTTATAATCTAAAGTTTTCTCTAATTTACCACCAGCCTTGTCCTCTTTTTGTAGATTACGTTTTGCACTATCTATGACTTTAGTACCAAATAAATTTAAAGTGTTTTCTAAAGACATTTAAGATGCTTTTTTCTGTATGATAAACCACTCTGTTCCGTCACTCCAAACTTGTATTCCCTCGTATGCCTTATTTATAACATAAGCGTCAGTACTTCCGTCTAAAGTCTGTCCTAAAATCGGTGTTAGATTAACTCTTGTTGAAGTTGCAAATCCACCATTTGAAATAAATCTTATTACTCTATTCACGTTTATACTGTCTGTTGCGTCTGGTAGATTCAAAGTCATATTACCATTTGAGCCATTCCAACTTAAACGGAGCATATCTACAAACTGATAAGTAGCATCGTTGAGGTTTACTGTCTCATCTGGAATAACTGTTAAGTTAGTCGGTGTTATATAGTTTCTTGTTGCGTAAGTTCTTACGTCATTTAACGTGCTTTTTTTAGTTGTGCCTCCTTGCACTACTGCCAATTCTTCTGTGCCTTGTAACGTTGACGCTTGAGGTAATTCTGATATTTTTAAATTTGCCATTATGTTTCTATTTTTGCATTATTTTCTTGTAATATTAATTCTCTTGTTTCTTGTGCCAGATAGTCCTCGCAAATACTTATTTGGTTTGTAGGTAATTCAACATTAAAATCTAACTCCCAGCCGTCTAATAGATTTTCATTAGCCAACTCTATTTTATTAACTGTTGGACTGTCACTTGCCGTTATATCCATATTTACAAATCCTCTGTGTGCTTTTACCCAAACGCCATTTAAAGCTGAAAGTGTATTGTTCCAATTGTCAACTGCATTGTCATTCTCATAAAACTTATCGTTTACTATTTCCTTATTTATATCTCGAAGATCTAAACATTGTATTTGGACTGAAAACTGAATAGTTGCATTACTGGTAAAAACTGCATTGTTTATTTCGATATTAGCCAAAGGAAATATATTAGCTTTGTTAATATCAATATCTTGACCAGTTGTTATGGTATTAATAAACTCGCTTTCCTCAAGTCTTTGTCTTAAATATCTTAATAATTCTGTGTATTGATTCATTTATAATTCTATTGCGTTACTGCCTCGTCTTAACTTTTCCTCTTGCGTCATTTTATCAAATTTATGTGCCAAAAATATATGCATTTCGTGTACTGGTATTTTAAACACTTTTTTCATATTTAATATGTTGTCATCTGCCAATAAAACTATTGTTGCATACCAACCCCATTTTTCAAAGTATCTTGATGTTTTATTTCCCTCGCTATTGCCTCTTTCGTATATTTCTGGATAGTTATTCTTAATTCTTTCGATAAACTCGAAAAAAAAACCAACGCTCCATTTACAATATTCATTGGAGCTTGTTTCATAACCTCGCCAGTCAATGCAGTTCCAGAATATTTCTCAATTCTATAATTTCCAAAAGCATCTTCATTGGTTATTCGTCTAAACAATATAGCCATTACTTTATTTAGTGTTTCTGGCTTTGTTCCGTATTCAACCAAATCCACATATTCAGCCGTTGTAATATCGTTGAGGTTTGGAATAAAACCATACTCCACTCCCTCAAGATTAAATCTGTTCTTAAATTCAACCTCCGTATTTAATGCAGTCGTTATTTGAGCAACAATATCCTCATAATCTCCAAGTTTAACTCCGTCTAAACTGTGGTAATCTAAATTGCTAAATATACTTACAACTCTTGCAGTAAACTCTCGGCTGGTTAAACCTTTTTTCTTTGTCAACTTTTCGTACTTCTGAAACTGCAATAATGTAATATCGCTATTGTTTTCTGGTAATGTTACTTTGACTTTCATATACTAATAATAAAATTTTTAAGTTTTTGTTATTTATCTTATTTCTATTCCGAATTGATTTCCTAAAACGTAAGATGCAACATATCTTAACGGATCGATTGTATGGTTAAAATCGTCTACAAATAATTTGCTCTTTTTGTCTGCATACGTAAAATTGTTTAACTCCTTTGCAATATTTGTACTGTTAACCTCAACGATTAATTTATAATCCAATAGCAAACTAATACCAAGAGATATTGAGCCTTGACCTTTCATTGCTCCCATTACATTATTACCTTGATTATTTAACTCTTGTATAAGTCTTGGCTCGGCACTATCTCCAATGATTAAACTATTACCAGCAAAAGATTTATTTATTTCTGCTATCTGGCTTGTAGTTAGTTTTGCTTTATATAAATGTTCTTTTACCCATATTATCTTTTCTCTTTTATCAATAGCCACCTCAATAAGAGTAGTTGGATCAATACTAAATCCGTAATCTTGACCGAATATAGTTTGCAGTCCTTTTGGATTAAACTCTCCATATTCCCAATTTGTGAAAACAACGCCCTCTGCTTTTTCTAACCAACAGCCATTTATTATATGTTCGTATTTACTTGGTCTATTTAATTTAAGGTTTTCAATTTGTTCTAAATAACTTTTTGATAAATTCTCTTTGTTGTCTAAATACGTTGTGTGAATATAAGTAGTATTTCCTTTTGTTGTATTAATTCCAGCTTGTACTCCTTTGTCTTGAAAAAATCTACTATAAATCCAATGTTCCTTTGTGACTGGATTTAAGATTAAAATAACTCTGTTTTTGTTCTTGTTATTTCTAACTGACATATCTATTTTGTCAAATATGTTTTCGTCAATTAATTCTTCTGCCTCGTCCATTATCCAAGTCGTTATATTCGTCAAAGATTTTAGCGATGCCGTATTGTCTCCACTCGAAGTTTTAATGCCCTTAAAAATTATCTTGCTACCAGAAAGTTTGTTTATGATTTCGCTTTTAGTAATATTGAAATGTTCCTCTAAATTAAGAGTCTCTATTTTATCTAAAAATTCTGGAATGATTGAAACGTATGCAGAGGTTAACGTTAGTCTTGTAAATAATATCGTATGACCAGCCTCGTAAGTTAAAAGTAGTAATAAGGTGTTTATAGAATATGATTTACTTGAGCCTCGCCCTCCAGTAACAATAAAGTATCTTGCATCAGAGGTTTTTATTGGCTCAAATTTTCTATGTATCTCAATCACTTAAATTTAATAATATCTTTAAAGTTTATATTGAAACCCTCGCTCGAGTTTATGTCAACTGTTTCTTTTGGCTTTCCATATCTATAACCAAAATATAATGACATTGCTCTGCTATCTCCTTTAAAGATCTGTTTACCTAAAGTTTCAATTACCTTTTCATTGTCAATAAGTTTATCTAACTTCTCAATCAATTTGAGTTCGTCTGCTTTCTTTGGTCTACCAGCTCCGTCTCTTTTACCTCCGTTGTTTTTTCTTTTGTCCATAATTGAATTTTTATTGTTTAATCAATTTTTTTTTCGTTACGACAAGCCTTTAATTCTTCGTCCATTTCTGTTATCTTAACATATAGTTTTGATACTACTGTTTCCAATACCGATAATCTTTGTTTAGTTGTATAATTTTTAGGCTTCATAGCTTTGATGCACTTTATCTAATTCGTTGCTCATTTTTAAAAGAAGTTTTCCACTTCCATTGCAGTTTTTACATAAGTCTATTTTTCTGTATTGTGTCGCAAATATGTAAGCGTAAGACTCAATCAGTAAATCAATCTCTTTGTCATTCCAAAGTTTTAAAGTTCTATTCTTAATATAATTTGAATATCTCTTATATAGATCTTCTGTAAAGCATCTAACTGCTTTGCGTCTTATTGGAAACAATTTATTTAGTTTCTGTTTACGCTCCTCGCAACCACAATCGTCATTATCTTTGAATATAGCTTTTTTAATTGCTTTAGTCAATGGTTTGATTGGTTTGCTATCCAATACGTTTTCTACAACATCGCCAAGACCTTGAGGAGTCACTTTTACCTTTGTTCCTTTTTTCTTCTTTACTTGTTTTTTTGCCATTTTAATTTACTGTTTTGATATTTATAATAATCTTCGTCTAATATTTCTTGAATGCCTAGTTTAGTTTCTCTAAATACAAATCCATAATTTATGTGGTATGTCTCTGCAATTTCTCTATTACTTCGGTCGTAGCTTTCCTTAATAAATTCCAGCCTATGCCATTTTATACTTTGTGCCTTGTCTAATATTTCTTGCTCCTCATCTGTTGGCTCAAATTTTTTCGTGCTATCTTCTATATAATAAAAACTTTCTAAACTAACTGGCTCTTTTTTTGCCTTATTCATTTTTGATCTAAAAAGGTTTTTAAGAGTTGTAAATATATATCCAGCCGTTACGTTTTGTTTATCCATTACCAGAAAATACATTTCTTGAGTAATATCGTCAGCGAGTTGTTTGTCCCTATTACAAATGTAATAAGCCATTTCTCTCCACTTGCTATCGTTTTTTGCTAACTCCTTGAGCATTTTATCTGACTTGTTCAAATTTAGGTAAAAGTTATTAACAAAACAAAAACGCCTAAACTTGAGAGGTTTAAGCGTCTTAAAACAAAACAAAACAAATCTACTATCGAAGATTTATACTTCAAATATAAAATTTGCTATGCTTAATATCGTCATATTTTACTAATTTTTATGCACAAATTAATAAACCCAAATAACGTTTTCGTGTTTGTCGCAGTCAACGTCACAATGTATAAAAGTCTTGGCTATTCCAATGCGATTTATTCCAGCATCTAATAAAGCATTAACTATTATAAATCTGTCTGTGCTATAATTACAAGCTATGTCAACGGCTAATCCTTTCAAATGACTCGATTGGGACGCTCCTCCGACCTTTTTATTATGTTTAGGTGTTCTATATCCACTATTTATTTTAAATGGAATACCAGCGCTGTGACGTGCTATATTCAATTTGTCTAATAACTCTGGTTTCATTTTACTTCCAGAGCCTTTTAAATCTGGACTGTCAAATTCACTTTCCTTAAAATATGTTTTCATAATTTATTCAATTTTATATTCTTTACTTATTTTAAAATTATAAACCTCAATAATTTCGTCAACAACATCGCTCTCGTTATAGAAAAAATGTAGTTTCTTTTTAGTAGAATTTTTTAATAAAATATCAATATTAAAATTATCGTTTCTGGTCATTACAGTTTTTAAAGCTCTTACAAACCTTGTATGAAAAGCGTCTGAAAAAATTTGTTTCATTTTGCAACAATTATCTAATAATTGATCTCCAAGTTTTTCGTTAACTTTATAAGTTCCGTTTTTAATTGGTGTGCTTACGCTAATTGCAGTTTGATAATATGCGTGTTGTACTTTTCCACTTGTAAAAATTTTATCCCAATATTGTATTTTCTCTCTCAATAACCTATAATCTGCGTTTCCTTGTTCTGCATAATGCTTTATCCAGTCATCAGCAGTCCATTTTCTTTGTGTATTATTTGCCTCCATTACTGCCTTACTGCTTATTTTGTAATTAACAACGTAAGTTACTGGTAAATTCAATCTCATTGATGCAGACAGTCTATGTTGTCCGTCAATAACATATCCGTCACTTGAAACAATTATTGGTTGAATTAAACCATATTTAACAATAGATTTCATCATTTGTAAAACTGTTTTTTCGTGTAAATTTCTATTTGTAATATGGCTTTTGAACATTCCATAATTTGAAGTTACAAATAATTTCATTGTGTTTTCATTATTTTTTTCCATTTTGTTTTTGTTTTAATTATTAATAAAAATCATCGTATATATCGTTTACGTGATTTTTTTCTTCGTCTGTTAATTCGGTTACGCATTTGTCGTAAAGTCTAAATGCAATTTTCATTAGTGTTGTACTTCTTTCCATTTGTTTTGTTTTTAAATTAAATTTTTACTTCCAGCAGAGATGCTAAACCTTTTGGTAAGTTCCTATGCAGTTTAAATATTTTTGTTTTGGTGTAATAATGATTATGCTCCATTAATTTATTATACTCTGGCAATTTAATTATTTCGTTTATATTTTCCGTAATATTAAATGCAGTCAATCCGTTTTCGTCCATTACAATATAAATAAATTTTTTATTTTTTAATTGTGACTTCTGATAGTTTACCGATAACTTCATACTTTCAATTAATTTGGTGGCATATACTTTTCCGAAACGATGCTTTATTTCAATAATATGTTTTTCGTCCTCAAGATCATAAGTGCTAAATTCGTCTTTAACTAATTTAACGTTTAGTTTAAATGTGGTATTTAGCCAGTCAGCAACAACTTGCTCTTTTTGTTTTATTTTGTCTTTAAGAGTCATAATTTATCGTGATGTTTATTTATATACTCGTCTATTACTCTGGAGGCTTTTCGTTTCTCGCTAATAAGTTTTTGAAATGCTTTGTCTGTTTCATATAGGTTTTTGGTATTCGGTAAAATCCTAAAATCTCTAACGTCAAAATTGTCATATAAAAATTTCTCGGCTTGAATAAAATCTTGCTCTGAAATATTTATTGTGAATGATACTTTTAAGTTCTTAAATTTCATTGTCTATTTTTTCTATGATTTCTCTTAACTCGCTTTTCTCAAATTCTCCAAGATTTATTTCTCTAATAATTAGCATAAAATAATCTTTTTTTATTTCAATACACTTAATTAATTTTTCCATTTTATTCTGTTTTATTGGTTTCTATTTCACATAAGCAACTGCTAACATCTAACCAGCAGTCGCATATTCTCCATTGCATATTTTTATTTACAATATCTTCTAATTTCATAATAAAGAGGCTTGAAAACAAGTTCCAGAGCATACGCCCTTATCTTTTTCCATTGCTACTCCACATTCTGAACATTCATAATCTGATTGCTCGTGTGGATTTAAAAAATCGTCCCAGCTCATAACTATACGTTAAATAAAATTGATGCAAATACTCTGAATGCAAAGTAGCATAATGCAAAGATTAAAAACCACTTTGTTAGTTTCTTAAATAATCTTCCAGCTTTAGATCCGATACTTTCTTTTTTTGATTTTTTCATTTTATTTATTTTCTTTTATATTTAATAATTTAGAATATAATTTATATGCGTAACTATTATCGTTATCAAATTGTTCTATATCATAATGATTAGCCACTATATGTAATAAACTTTCAACTTCTTTTTTACTTAAATTTTCCATAATTTGTGTTTTTGTTTTGTTTTTTTTAATTGGTTTATAATGATAATAAAAAATTCAATTTGTTTTGTATCGGCTCTATTGTCTTTGTAGCTTTTACACATCTACCATTTAGCATAAGAGCAAAAGTGTTAGCTAAAAATGATACCTCGATTAAATCTCCTCTTTCATTTGTAAATTCAAAATCTTGCTTTAATAATAATTCTTTTGTAAGTGTCATAACTTGTTGATTTTTAGTGTTTTACGTTTTGTTTTGTGCTTTTCTTCGTTAAGCATAGTGCAATATATGTAAATATAAGTTATCCACCAAACACATTGATAACTTTTTTTATTTATTAATCAGTAATTATTTCTTTTATCTATTTTTTAATTCTATTTTTTATTT